GGAGGAGACTGTCCGACGGCTGGCCCAGGAGATCGGCCTGACGCCCGCGATCGTGGACTCTACCGGGGTCGGCGACCCGATCGTTGAACGACTCCAGCGGGAGTTACCCAACGTCGAGGGGTACAACTTCTCCTCGTCATCTAAGCAGAGGCTAATGGAGGGTCTAGCGATGGCGATCCAGACCGGCGAAGTGAGGTATCCGCAGGGCGTGATCGTCTCCGAGTTGGACGCCTTCGCCTACGAGTACACCAGGACGGGCGTCCGGTACTCTGCGCCAGACGGGATGCACGACGACTGCGTCATGGCGCTGGCCCTTGCGGTATATGGCCGGACAAGTGCGCCGGGGGTCGGGGTGTGGTAGTTATATACCTACCGGCGGTACGGGTTGTCTACGGTCAATCTGTTAACACATCAGTGCCAGGGGCGATTTAGTGATCCACAAGGAACTCCGGTGCCAGGGGTGCGGCAAGCTCCTGGCCGAGAAGGCCGCACCCGGTACGGTAATCGTCTGTTCCCGGTGCAAGTCCCGCAACGAGGCTGATTGAGGGGAGTAGGCAATGGGACAGTGGAAGGACGTGTCGATTAAATTGAGCAACCCCAAAACATTCACCTGTGTTCGGTGCGGGATTGAGGAGGAGGCACTGCCGACCGGCATGATTGACCTCATGGGCGGGACTCATTTCACCTACCATACACCGCAGGGGTGGTGGAGTATCAGAAACCGATACGAGATGATGCTGTTCTGCCCAGACGAGGCAGTCACCATAGTGGGCGGGGAAGTCCTCGGCTAATTGACGCGGTTTAACCAGGCGTGGTATTATCCTTGATAGTGGCCTGATCCGGCGATGTGTCCGAGGCGCAAGCCCGAACGCCGGAGGAGGTCGCTTTGGCGTTCTGGGACACGCTGTTCCGCAAGCAAGCGGAATTGTCCACCACCGTCCCGCTCAACATGGACGCGGGCGTGGCCTCGTATCCTGATGTCAACTACGCGAGTTTTGCATCTCAGGGATACGGCAAAAACGAGATCGTTCACGCCTGTATCCGCGAGCTAGCAACCTCGGCAGCATCTCCGCGGTACTATGTCCAGGCACCGTCCACCGACGGCGGTACTGTCGAGATAGACCGGGGTCTCCTCTACGACCTGACCTCCAAGCCCAACCCGTACAACGACTGGTACTCGTTCATCGAGCGGCTGGTCACGTTCCTCATGGTCGCGGGCAACGCCTACGCCATCAAGGAGCGGTCGCGGAACGACCAGGTCTCGGCCCTCTACCTACTGCGGCCCGACCGCGTGACCATCGTCCCTGGGGATTATGGCGCGGAGAGCTATGTCTACACCGTGGGCGGCACCGAGTATGGGGTCGAGGCACGAGATATGTGCCACCTGGCCCTGCCCAATCCTGTCGAGGACATCTACGGCCTCTCTCCTCTCCAGGTCGCAGCACGAACCGTCAACCTAGACCTCAACATGACGGACTTCGCCAAGATTTATTTCCAGAACGCTGGCGTTCCGTCGGGTCTGCTGAAGGTAAAGCGTCGGCTGACCTCCCAGGAGGAAGCGTCAACGATTCGGTCACGGTGGCGTAGCCAGTTTGGCGGGGTCAACAACTTCCACCGTATCGCCATCCTTGACGATGACGCCGAGTACCAGCCCATGTCCAACTCTCCGAAAGACATGGAGCTGACCGGTCTGCACAACCTGACCGAGTCCCGCATCTGCGCGGTGTTCGGCGTTCCTCCTATCCTTGTCGGGGCCAACGTCGGACTCCAGCGTTCGACCTTCAGCAACTACCGGGAGGCTCGTCTGGCCTTCCACTCCGAGACCCTGGAGCCGATGGTCGCGAGGATTTTAAGGTACTTCAACCGCAACCTGTTCGACGAATACAGCGGGAACGAAACCCTCGCGGTCGACTGGGTTGCAATGCGGGGCGTCCTCGACGACCAGGCAGCGACGACCACTCGCCTGACTGCCCTATTCGCAGGCGGGATCATCACTCTCAACGAGGCGCGGGAGGAGTTGGGATTCAATGCGGTATCGGACGGCGCGGTGCGTCGCGTCCCGTCGTCGGTGTTTGAGATTGCGGAGGGTGCTGCCGCACCCGTTGCCGTGGACGCGGCTCCGGTCGAGCAGACGCTGGCATTATCTGAGTTGAAAGCTCCTCGTGTTGCCCCGCGTGGTCGGATAATGCGGCGGCAATTGATCGAGGATCGCGAGGAGGAGACGGACGCGCTGAGTGCCAAGGTGCTAACCCACTTCCGAGGCATCAGGAATCGCGTAGACGGCATCCTGGGGCGTCACATGGAGCGTCAGACCGAGGTGGTCAAGGACTATCCATTCGGCGTTGAGGATATGCTGCCGCCCATCGAGACGGGCAACCTGTCGCGCATCCTTCAGGCAGCGGCCCAGAAGGTCAGCAAGCGCACGTTCAAGATCATCAACGACCTCGGCATCGCAGGGACGCTGGACTGGGACGAGAAGCTGCCCGTGGTGCAGGAGGCACTGGTGCAAGCTCCGACACGGGCCGCGATGATCCACCGGACAACTAACAAAGCTGTCAGCAAGGCCGTACAGATCGGCGTGGAGCGCGGCTACACGGTCACGCAGTTGGCGCGGGGAGTGCCGGACGACAATTTCCCAGGCATCCGCTCTCTCCTGACCGAGACCGAGAACCGCTCCCGGCTGATCGCCCGCACCGAGGTAATGAGGACGCAGAACCAGACCACGGTCGGGTTCTACAAGGAGCAGGGTTTTTTGTACGTCCAGGCTGACGATGGCGGCGATTCTGACGACACCTATATTGACCCTGGCGATGGTCGGACTTGCTCCGAACGGAACGGGCTGATTTACTCAACGGAAGCAGCCGCCCTTGTAGACGACCACCCGAACGGGACGCTCAACTGGATGCCGATGCCCAGGGGATTCAAACCGGAGGAACAGGCAATATGATCCACAAGACCATGATCGCTAGCGCGAAGGCCATCGACGAGGCCGAAGGTATAGTCGAGGCGTATACGAACACGATGGGCGTCATGGATGCGGACGGGGACATAGTAGAGCCGACCGCGTTCGATAAGTCCATCCGCGAGAACCTCCCGATTCCCGTGCTGTCCGGCCACGACCAGGGGAAGCTGGTCGGCAAGGTAATATTCGCCCAGCCCAAATACATCACCGGAGACGAGTATCGGCTGTTCACCAGGATGCAATTCAATATGGACACCGAAGCGGGCCGTGACGCTTACAGCAATGTCGCAGGCGACTACGTCCGCGAGTGGAGCATCGGCTTCAACATCCCGAAGGAGAGCGATGTGAGTCAGGAGGGCAGCGACGTCTCGACCGTACTCCGTCGGATTGCGAATCTTGACTGGGTCGAGGTCTCGTCGGTCATCCGAGGATCGTCACCGTCTACATCTACGGTCGCGGCCAAGGCTTCGCCAGTAACGGACGATGTGAAGGGCGCGATAGCATCTCACCTAACGGCATGGGTTGAGGACGCCTGGGACGGCGATCTGATGCGGGGTCGGATCAAGGGTGGCGCGGCGATCCTCCGAGCGGCCCACGCATGGGTGGATACCGAGGGTGATCCCGAACTCAAGTCGAGCTATAAATACCTCCATCACCATATTGGTCGGAACGGTCGAGGCGGTGCGGCTAACGTCAGGGCCATCACGACCGCCCTGGCGAACCTCAACGCCCGCCGGACGGCGATACCGGAGACCGACCGACGCGGGGTCTACAACCACCTGGCGCGGCATCTCCGCGAGTCTGGCCGGAAGCCCTCCGAACTACGGTCTGCCGATCTTCCCGATGGGTCGAAGCCGTACCCGAATTTCCACGCTTGCAGGATACGGGAGCCAGGTCAGTTCGATACGTTCCGCTCCAGCACCGAGACCATTGACGACCGGCCCGTAGAGATACTCTTCGGGCGAGATACGGAAACCGGCGATTGGGAAATCGCATCATACCGCCTGCCGTTGGATGACTGGAGCGAGGCCGAGGCCAGGTCGTTCTGCACCGATCACGACGGCATCCTATTTGAGCCAGCAACTGGCGAAGCAGACACCGAGGACGCACCGGACGTAGCCGCCTCCGACACGGCCCCAGAGGCCGCCTCGGACACGGCCCGACGCGCCTTGCGCCTACAACGTGCCAAGCTCGTACTCGGTTATAAATTCCAAGCATATAAGGAGTAAACGAACGATGTCCACGTATGACACCAGACAAGAGGCCAATGCGCTGCTAGTCCAGGCCGAAGTCGCTCTTGAGGCGGGTAACGTCCAGGGCTTCGACGCGATGATTGGGGATGCTCAGACCAAGATGGCAGAGGCCGACCGGATCGACCAGGCGGCAAGCCAACTCAAGGCGCTCAAGGGCGAGTTCAATCGACCTGTCAACACCGTGCCGATAGCCGACAAGGATGTCGCGGCATACGACCCGAACGACACCGGGGCGGTTAATAAAGCGTCATATCAGCCCTCCTCGTGGGTCAAGGGAATGCCCGCAATGGCGCAGCCCATGTGGGTGCAGGAGCAGATGGGAGTCACCCAAAAGGAGGAGGCTCGGTTCCAGACCGACACGTTCGTGAAGTGGTTAAGGTCTCCATCCGACGACGTGTTCTGGAAGACCGCATCGGCAGACGAAGTCAAGGCGATGCAAGAGGAAACAGATGCCGAAGGAGGCTTCTTCGTTCCTGAGCAGTTTATCAACCAGGTAATTCGAGACCCAGGAGTTCCAGGGTCGCAGCTTCGGCCCCTCTGCACCGTGATCCGCGTCAGTTCCAAAGATGGCTACGTTCCCACGATGGGCAGCGCGACCTGGGCGGCTATCGCGGAGGAAGCGGCATACAGCGACCAGACCCCGACCGTCGGGCAGGTCGCCTTCGCGCTGGAGAAGTCTGGAGGGCTGGTCAAGGTGACCAGGGAACTTCTGGACGACAGTGCCATCAACCTTCCGGCGTTGCTGACTCAGGTGTTCCAAGAGTCGGCGGGTCGGTTTGAGGACGTGGGCATAATCAGCGGTAACAACACCACGCAGTACGCCGGGATCATGTCGGATACAGACGTTGCGTTCTACACGATGGCCGGATCGACAAGTGTCGTCGTGGCAGACCTCATCGGCACGTTCTACGCCCTCAATGCCCAGCACCGGGCGAACTCGACCTGGGTCATGAAGTCGGCGATTAACTCGCTGATCAACCAGATTCAGGTCACCGGAAACGGCGTCACTGGGATCGCCAACATCACCACCGCTCCGGCGGCGTTCATCCTGGGTCGGCCAGTGGTGGATACCGACGTCACCAGCGGATTGGGCGGCAACATCACCAGCACCGAGAAGATCGCCATCTTCGGCGACTTCCGGCAGTACTACATATTCGATAGGGTCGGATTCACGATCCGTCGGAACGACAGCCTCTACATGGAAAATGACCAGGTCGGCTTTTTCGCCTCACGTCGGGGCGACGGCCAGGTCGGGCTGGCGGCAGCTTTCAAGATTCCTAGAGCCGCCTAGAGGCGGTCAACGGGTTGGGTGCGGGGCTAGCTGACTTACCTACCTCAGCGATCTCCGCGCCCAGCTTTGGAGGAGAATTATGTCCAAGGCGAAATGTATCCAGAACGTCACGTTCGGGGCTACCGGGGAGGTCTACGAGGCCGGGAAAACCTACGACGTCCCGGCGACAACGCTTAAACGGTATCCCGACTACTTTGAGAAGCAGGTGTCCAAGCCAACGACCAAACAGGTCGAGACCGAGGAGAACAAGTAGTTGGCGACTCGCCACACTTATGCGACTGCTGACGACCTGCGGGACTACCTCGCGGGTACGTCCTACTCGTCTGGCTGGACTGAGGACGCTGGAGCAATCCGGCGCATCCTTGAGGCTTCCAGTCGGCGAATAGACGATTACTGTGGAGGCGGGACGTTCGGGCCGCAGACCCAGACGCGATATTACGATATTGGCCCTGGCACTCTCCGGCAGTCGCCCCAGTACACGACCGCGTCCGACCAGGGAGACCTGTCGTCAACGGTCAGCACGGTAGGGGTCATACCGCTGGACGGCTGGCTGATCTCGTCTACCACCGTGACGGCATATGGTGCGACAGACCGGGCCACCTCGGAGACATTGACCGAGGGATATAACGCCGACTTCTGGTTGATGCCCTACAACTTCAGCCCTAAGACGGTTTTGAAGCTCAACGAGGACACGACCAAGGGTCTCGACGCAGGCCAGCAAACGTTGGCGATTCTCGCGGAGTGGGGCTACACGTCCGACACGGCCAGCGTAACGACCGCTGACGCCATAACGTCTACGACGGCGACATCCGCGTCGGTCACATCTGCCACCAATCTGGGGCCAGCCCAGGTAATCCTCATCGACTCGGAGCAGCTATACATCACGGCGATCAGCGGGAACACTCTGACGGTCGAGCGGGGCGTTAACAGCACGACTGCGGCAACTCATAGCGGAGGGGCGACGGTCTACCGATACGACTATCCAGAGCTTGTCGTCCAAGCCTGCCTCGATCTCTCCAAGGTTGTATTCAGAGACCGCGACCTGGGGGCGGTGACTACCATCGGTTCCGGTAGCGCGGCGATCACGTCAGCCGAGGGCGAGATTCAGTCGATCCTCATGACCCTGGCTCAGTACCGCGTGGCGGCAACGTCTAACGGGGTCATGTTCTAATGCCGCCCAAGACCACGACCTTCAAAATGCACGGCCCACTATTCGATAAGGATGCGTCCAAGAATTTGGTGGAGGCGACGAACCGGGGCTTGTTGGACTTGGTGACGATTGAGGGATCGGCCCGGATTCTTGGGGATGAACGTAAGCCTTACCAGTTGTGGGGGCCACCCCTCTCGCAATACAACAAGTCCGCACCCAGTGAAAGGCATGGGCGCAAGATCGGGGAGTTAAGGCGGCATATTGGGGCCGCGGTAATCCGCGACAGCGTGGCAATTGTTGCGGCAGGGGAGCAGCAGGAAGGCCGACAGAACCTGATCTATGCGGCCTGGGTGGAGGGGATCAGCCCTCGGAATGCCTCTTCGTCGTTTAAGGGCTACGGTATGTTCAAAAATACCCGTGAACATATGGATAATCCGACGCTGCATGAGGAGTACATCGGGGCGGCTATCGCTGAGGCGTTCGACGCATGAGCCGATCAGGGGCATTGGCCCAGATTGACACGTTACTCACGGCGATCTCCGACCCCGCCTTCGTCGCGGTCTATCGTGGGGAGCCATTGGCGATCTCAGGGACGCCGGTTCTGGCGTTCTGGGTCACGGGTAGGAGGAACGATTTTGAGACGCTGGGGGATATTGGATCACGGACGACCGTGATGGTGCGGGCATATTTCCGTATGCAGGATTCGCCGGATGTTCGGGAGAGCATCGAGCTGGCGGTCTGGGACGCGATGGTGCAGATCGACACTCAACTCCGGTCGGACGCAGACCTGGGGGGCAACGTGACGGAAACAAGCCTTGGCCCTGCGACAGTTGGGTATACCAACATGAGCGGGGGAGTATTCCGCACCGTCTCGGTTCCGTTTGAAATGGAGATATACGGCGAGGTCACGATCACCCCTTAGACGCACCAGGAACGTCGTACAGGGGCGCAATCGCGGGAGGTATATATGGCTAAGGTAAACGGCTTGAACGTCCGTCTCTACGTCGAGGGCTACGATCTGTCCGGCGATGCGAACGCCTTAAGTGGCCTGGGTTACACCAACGAGCTTCTGGACGTGACGACGCTCGACGTCGAAGCCAAGAAGCGGATCGTCGGGATCGCAGATGCGGAGATCAGCGTCGATGCTTG